TTCTGCTAATCTTCCAAAACCAACAGAGAAAAAGCTGTTACCGTTAAATATTCTTAATTGTCCTGTAGATTCTTGTAGCCAAAACACACCAGTAGGCAAATCGGATATATCAGGTGATGCTTCTTGAATAAATCCAGTAGATAAGTTTGCTAACTTATCCATAGTAATTGCATCGTTAGCTACAAAGTTTGTACCAAACTGACCTGTTGTAATTTTTGAAGTAGGCAAATCAGGAATATCACCAGAAGCTAAAGTTGTTCCATCAGTAACAATACCTTGAGCCGATACCGTAACTTTTGGATATGTACCTGCTGTTATTCCACTATTTGCTATCGATAAAACACCTGTACCTGATATTGCTAATGGAGCAGAAGCCCCTGGAATTGATACAGCACCAACAGTAGAAGCAGTAGCTACAGGTAAATCACCTGCTACTAAAGCAGCCGTTGATGTTATCAAGCCTTGATCGTTAAAAGTAATACCTGATCTAGTTGCACCAGTGACAGTATTATTAATTGATAATGCACCTGCTGCTGTAACAGCCAAACCACCTGCTGATGGTACGCTTACACCACCAACTGCTGATGTTGTTGCTTCTGGTATATCACTTGCAACTAATGCTGTGGTAGATGTAATTAATCCTTCACTATTATATGAAATACCATTTCTAGAAGACGCTCCACCTGCTACTGCATTATTAATTCCTAAATTATTTGATGCTACATTTAATGATCTATCGAGTTTAGATGTATCTAATTTGGCTGGTGTGATAGTTTCATCTGTTATCTTTGTACCTGAAATACCTGACGCTATCTTTGCATCAGTAACAGCAGAAGTTGCAATCGCAGCCGTATCAACGGCATTATCAGCTAATTCACTAGAACCTATTGCATTAGCAGCTATTTGACTTGCTGTAATAGTATCATTAGCAATTTTGGCAGCAGTAACAGCGTTATTAGCCAACTTACTTGTAGTGATATTTAAATCTGTAATTTTTGCAGTGGTGACAGCATTTGATGCAATAGCTCCACTGTCTACAGCATTGTCAGCAAGCTCTGACGATCCAATAGCATCAGCAGCGATATGGCCAGCAGTAATCGTATCAGAAGCAATCTTTGCTCCAGTAACAGCAGTATTAGCAATAGCAGCAGTATCGACCGCATTATCTGCTAACTCGTTTGCAGTTACAGCATTATTAGCAATTTGAGTAGCAGTAACAGAAGCAGCCGTTAACTTTGCTCCAGGAATATCACCATCACTAAAGTTAGTTTTAGCAAAAGTAACAGCACTATTGGCTATCTTCCCAGTTGTAACTGCTGTATTCGCTAATTTATCCTCTGTTACATTCAGATCTATTATTGCTGCTGTATCAACAGCGTTATTCGCAAGCTCACTGGAAGTAATAGCATTTGCTGCAATCTGAGTAGCTGTGATCGTATCAGTCGCTAACTTTGCACCAGTTATTGTCGCATCTGTAATCTTTACATTAGTAACAGCATTATCGGCTAAAGTTGCAGTGACAATTTGTCCTACAGATAAAGGATAGCTAAGTGCTGTAGCAGGTATAGAAGCATTATCTACTAATCCAAAAGCACCTTGCACTAGGTTTTTTGCAGTTATCTTTTTTGTTTCTGTTGCACTGACATCAGCAACCGCAATTGGGTCTGTTGCTTGCAGATTGGCTAAACTTAATTCTGGTAATTGTGTAATCTGTAGATCAGCCATGTCAAATCACTTTTAAGTACATCATAAATCTAAATTTAAGGATCTTCAAGTAAAATACCTTCGCCATTCTCTTGCAATAGTCTATCAGTACTTTCTAATAACAAGAAGGAAGGTGGAATTCCATTATGTAATCTTATCTCACCATTGGTTATAAATTCTATTCTTGCCTCTATCAATCCACTAGCAGGTACATTAATAGCTACATTAGTAATAACGCACATTGACTGATACCAAACGCTATTTGTAGATTGACTTGGATCATGATAAACATAAAATCTACCCTCAAAATCAGCCCCTTGCTTCATACGAACCAACAGTTGACTTAAATACACAGGAAATTCTGGGTTAGTAAACTCTCTTGTATCATTTTGAAAATTTCTATGTTGCCATATTGTTTGTATTGTTCCCTGTCCTGATATAAGTCCATTTTCATATTGTCTTTTAAATTCTTCTCCTAAATTTGTTACATCAACAGTATCCCTTGTCGTTGTAATTTCAAATTCAGTAATCTTTGCAAGTGGTCTAAACCTAGTATCTCTGGTGCGTATTAGTATATTTTTTGTAGACGAAGGTACTGTTAATGTAAGTGCATCTGTAACTTCACCTGCCAAAGCAGCAGAAAACGTATCATATAATCTAATCCCACCAACATCATCAATATGGATATATTTACGAAGGTCAGGAAAATTATGACCAGACAATAATTCTAAATTACTTTTATCAACAGTATCTATTTCAATTTGATCGCCAGTAATTAACGATCCAGCAACATTATCTACAGAAAATCTTTTCTTAGTTGTATTAACATCATCAGGGTTTAAAGATGAAACAATGTCAGAATTTAAGGTATCACGTTTTAACTCAATAAAACCTGTTGATCCAAAATATATAGACATTTATAAAACAAGGCCAGTAGGTGCTCCATTTACTTCAAAACTAATATCTGCTGCCATTACTTCACCAATAGAATTTGACATAGTAAAGTTAGTTGGTATTGCAGAAAATTGTATAAACCTACCATTGGCACTGCCATCTTTTACTTTTAGTTTAAAAGTCATTGCAGTACTTTCAGGATTAACACCATCACCTGCACTGGTATCAGCTTTAATAATATTGTTTATTAAAGTACTAAGCTGACCAGAGCCACTGCCAACACTATCTTGATAATAATAAACACTAGCACTACCTGTATAACTTCTAGTACCATGAATAATTGTTCTATCAGTATCTTCTAAGGAAACAGTCTCAAGAACTGCTTGATTCATACTAAAAGACCATGACCTGACTTTGGCAACTTGCGTACCATCTATAAATAATTGTCCTTCTTTACCAGAATAAAAGCCAGCCATCGTTTTAGTTTAATTTTAAATACATTCTAATCCCCATCGAGGCAAGCGACAAATTTACATTGCACATTTGATCTGCCAGGTCTAACACTTGTAACAGTAGGAGGACCATCAAAACGATACCTTAATTTAACACCGTTTATATCTATTTCGGCCATATTGTTAACTAAAAATCCAGGTTGAACACCAGCTAAAGCATTTAAAGGTCCAAACTCTATGTAATCATAATCAGAATTTACTCTTTCATATAAATCTAAAATTTGAAGTGCTTCACCATCTGTAATATTTGTAAACCCTAAACTTAATTTTGCATTTACTTTTTTATTACCGTATCTAATAACAGTCTTTGCACCATTTTGTGCAGTAAATTCAACCTGTGGGTATATTCCAGGAATGTAACTTCTAGAAGCAGGTTTTATATTTGGAAAAAATTCTACATTTGACATTAAAAATTAGTAAAATCGTTATTCTCATTATAATTTACTGTAGCAAGAGTTCCATCAGATAAAAGAGGTGCATGGCTTCCTGATACTTCTATTAATCCTTCATCTGTATATGTAATAGATTCTGTTTTATATAATCTATTAGATTCATTAGTTTGCTTTACTGTAAAAACAGATCCATATAAATTAGCATCTGTGGCTTTACCGTTAACAACATTTAAAATAGCTTCTTTTACTTCTTCTGTTCCTGGTTGCCAGTGATAAATATTTACATTATTAAGACTATTATTTCCAACACTTTGTACAACCCCATCGGCAGATATTACACCATTTTCAAATCTACTGGTATGAGTAGCTTCTGAAATAAATCTTATATAATCTCCAGGTTTCAAACCTAAAGCAGCTTGTGGTGTGGTCTCAAATTTTATTCCATGATCTACTTTAGATCTTATTAACAATGCGTGTTGTAAAAATTTTACAGCATGATTTTCATTAGTACAAAAATCAGACATATCAAAAATTTCTATGGGAAACTTTGCCTCTGATACATTGTCATCATCAATAGCAACAGTAAAACTTTTTGATAATGTTTCAGAAAAACCATTCGGTATTTCTTTTCTGTAATAAACCGTTCCAATAAAATTTTGACGTTCTTCTGGTGTTAAAAAACTTACTTTTAAATTTTTAGTATTACCATCAGTAAATAAAGCTCTAACTGTAGGTTTTTGCGTTTTATCAATTAAGTGTGTAGTAGGGTTAAAAGGAACAGAAGGATATAAAGAAAACTTTCCACCAAGAATTGTAAAGTCTAATAAATTAAATACTGCGTTTTGATAAACAAATTCTCTTATATTTTGCTTATCAGTAATAACACCATCCCAATAAAACTGATTTGCTTCACAGAATTTAGCAGCAGTTATCATTCTATCTTTATCAACAGCACTAACACCAATCAAATCTGCTAATCCAAATTGGTTTTTAGTTAACAACGCATAAACAATTTCAGGAAATAAATTAGTCGGGCCAATTGTGTTATTTATCAACCTTTCAACTTTTATACCTTCTTTTACATAAGCAGAAAATTGTGAAAAGCTATTCCATTCTTTTGAACTGCTAAGACGTAAAGCGACGTTAGCAATACCAGCTTGGTCAAAAGCATAAGAAGGTGATCTTCCTAAATCACTCTGCTCATTTACATAAACAATTTCATGCTCTGGTCCATCTTGATGACTACTACGTTCTGCATCATATTGGTAATAATCGGCAATAGCGTCATAAGGATTTAAATTTTTTCCTTCAGGCCAAGGTTCTGATACAAAGTCACTAAAATCAGTAACAATATCAATATTATTTACACCTGGAAAATTACCAATAGGCGGAATACTTATTGTATCAGAATCTTTATAACCACTACCTCTTTCATTTATTTCCCATCTAGCACCAGCATATTGATTATTATCTGGATTTAAATACACTTTTAATCTAACTTTTAAACCTGTACCGCTACCAGAAGTTGTTGTTGCAACATCTTCGTGGATAACAGGGTCTACATCAGCTTCTTTCATCTCATATTTAATCATTCCATAATAAATTCCATCTGAATTTCCTCGGACTTTAGTAATAGTAAAACCATAAGGTCCAACACCATATCTAAAACCACCACGATCATAATATGGCTGTTTATAAGGATCGCCTACTACGATTTCACCACCTTTTCTAAATGGATCATTCATTGTCTTGTTTCTATTGCCAAAATATTCACTCCAATAAGGTTTTCTTTTTTGATTTCCCCAAGTCCATGTACTACCACCAGTTCTTGGTTTATATTTAACTTTTGCAAAAGTATTATTTGTTGAAGTACATTCTCTTCTTTCTATTTCTATCCATCTTGTAGAACGTGGAATAAAACCATCAGTAGTAGTTAATATCTTATTAATTTTTCCACCATCAGTATCTGTTGGTAATTCTCCTAAATACCATTCTGTATTTGATACATCACCACTTCTTAAACTCTCTTGAGATCCTCTAAAATATATTGAAAAAAATTGATCGTTTGGTTTACTGTTAAAATTTAAAAGTTCTCCAGAAGCACTTAATATTCTTACAGGGTTATTTTGGTCAACAAAATTTCTTTTTATTAAATTACCTGGAAAAGGTATAAACCTAAATTCAAATTCTTTTTTAGGAGTACTGTAATGATTAATTCTTATAAAATTATATTGTGGTTGTGGTGAATTTCCTCTGATACCAAAAGGTATACCTTCATCTATATAATTCCAATCAGCTTCTTGTATTCCAGCTACTCTTGCTTGTAATCTAAAAAAACTATACCGTGTAAGGTATTTGCTCATACCTCCAAGAGAAATACCACCATTTTCATTTTGATAGCGTTTTACAACTCCATCTGCTGTATCCATATTTTGTTCATTCCAACCAACAGCCCCAGGATGGCTATTAGCATTAGCAAAACTTGTTACTTGTTTAAATACTTTTGATTTCAAACCAATTTCTGTTACGTCACACGCTTTACTGTTACTAATCGTTCCAATAGCAGCCTTTTGGATTGTTAATAATTCATATCCTGTATGTGTTCCTTTAAATCCTGGCATTAACGTCCTGACATCTATTAAACCAGGAGTATCCACTTTAAAGTGCATAGCTTGATAAACATTATTAAACCATATTGGTCTTTCTCTTCTTATACAAACGGCTAGAGCCGATCCAATTAAATATGATTCTCCGATTTGAATTGCATCATCAGCTTCTTCTCTTGAGGCATCTACAGCAGATTTTACATCTTCTACACCCCAAGGATCAAAAGTTGGATCAAATTCTTTTTTTGTGTCCATATCCCCAAGATAATAAGTAATGATTTTATCTTTTTCAGCAGTAAAACTTGTTCTATTAATTTCGGTATTTTCGTATCTATAAACAGCAGCATATCTAGGAAAGCTTGTTCTTAATTTAGTTCTTTTCGTATCAATATCTTTTTTATTTTGCTTCTTTAAATTTTTTTGTTTTAAAACCAATTCATAAGGAACTCTATACCTCATGCTATTTGGCATTGGAGAATACACCCCAAAAATTGTTTGTGTATTAGGAGTTCTTGCACTACTTACAATGCTGTCTATAGCATTAGCATTTTGATCCCAATCAACAGACATAACATCTGCAAAAGCATTACCTCTTCTATCAGTTTGTTGTTCTAAAGTACCTTCATTATATTTTTCTGGTCCTTCTTGTGGTCTCCCACCATCTGTCATTACATATAATGCTAATTTTTTATTTAAATAGTTTTTTAATAACAAATCACCGATAGCATAACCTGCAAAATCTGGTTTAGATGCCAAATCACCTAATCCGATCATAAATAATGCTTTTAACTGCTGACCAGAACCAAGACTTAACATCTGTGACCATAAAAGCCTTGTGTTTACACGAATACCGCCATAAGTTATAGTTTCACCTCGTTCTGTTTCAACTTCTTGTTTAGTAAATATTAAAGGTATTACTTCACCAAGAGTTGCTAATTCCTGAACTGAATTAAAACCTGTTTGCGGTGCAAATCTTTTTGGGCCTGTTAGACCAGCAGTTGTAAGACTAGGAGGAGTTTTAGGTGCTCTGGGTTTTGGTGTTAATAAAACAGAAACAACTGTAAGAAGAATCCCAAAGATAAGTTGCCCTGCTACAGTTAAACCTCCGCCAATTGTTCCTCCTACAAAAAGCACCTGTGGCATATTAACGATATAAGGTATGTCATCATATTCTTTAGGTCTTTTGCCGTTATATGCCTGTGTTAATTCTACAAAGTACCAATATTCATCTTCTGTTATACCTACTGTTTCACATAATTCGATTTCTGAGGGGAGTAACACCCTACGACCTCCAGGCCGTCTAACGGACTCCATCTTACCTCCGATTCTCCGCAGTTTATCCATCCTTCCTCGTAATAAACAGCAAGACCAAATCCATTATTAGATTTACATAATGCAACTGTACCTATATTAAACTGTTTTGTCTCGTTTCCCCACTTTTCAAGTTCTTCCTTGAATATTTTATAATCTTTTTTACGAAATCTTTTATACCAATCTCTCGTAGGTTCTGGTGAATTTATACCGTAATATTTTAAAACTGTACGAGCCAAAGATAAGCAATCTACTGCGTGATGTTTAATTGGGTCAGCACCTAATCTATAGCGTAAACCAATAAGCTGATGTGGTTTCATCTATTTTGAATATCACTTGTTACAGGTAGTTTACCAACAACATCTGTTGTTAATACTAAACTTGGTACGTTAACACCAACAGCATCTACTGCACTACTTAATAAGACTTCTACAACTTCTGGATCGTAAGACAGAGAAGAAGCAAGCCATGTATCTGTTGTTAAAATACTTTGAAGACTATCAATATTAGTATTGGACATAATACATACATTTACTTCTACAAAATATTTATTTACAACAGCTTCTTGTGCTTTAGCCATACTCAACGGATGATTACCCATTATTAAATTAGATTCAATATTATCCCCTGATTTATTAATAGTTGTACCTTGATAAACAAAAGGTAAATAATGATAATTTTTACCGTTGAATAATATTGTATTCTTTGCAGAGTTTGGTTGTTCCGAAGGTTCTCTTTTGGCATTTTGTAATAAATGCTTTGTACTTTTGTTGTTGTTAATGTCTAAACTAAATACTTCTACAAAAGTAACTAAGGTTGTAATACTCATAATCCAAGAGATGCACGTTGACTTCTAGAATTTCTTAACGTACCCATAGCTTGTGCTTTACCTGCCATTGCACCACGTTTTGTAGCAGCACCGATAATTTCAGGAACAGCAGATTTTGGAACGTACTCATCACCATTAAAGTTGAGAACAGGACCAGTGTATTCAACTATTGCATTACCAGAAGAACCAGCAACTGTTCCAGATTCATGGCTACCACCTGGGATAACAGCACCACCTCTAGCACCTGCTGAATATCTAGCCATCGCACCATCCATTTTAGAAGCTGGTATAACGTATTCTGGTTCACCACCTTCTCCCATAAGACCAAGTGTAGGTTGATTTACAACACCGCCCTGTTGAAATGCTTTAAATCCACCTGCTCTACTATATGAACCTTGTTTGCTAAATATAGTATCAAAAATACTACCAAATGCTTTATTTAAGAACATACTTGCAAGTTGTTTTGCAATACCTGCTAATGATTCACTTAATGTCCTTGTACCATCAATTAATCCCATTACAGCATCTGTCATTCCACTTGCTAATACATCTTTAACTTCATCTAAACTTACTTTGTATTTATCAGTGGTTTTATTTAATTTTTCTTGCAAACCTATAGCATCACCTTTTAATTGATTTTGTGCTGCTAACTGATTAGTAATTTCAAGATATTTTGTTAATAATTCAGACTGTAAGGTTTTATCATTTGTGTTGATGATTGCATTTTCATAAGCAGTTTTAGCTTGTTCTTGTTTAGTTAATAAAACTTTTTGTTCAGAGTCAAATATTTGTTCAATTTCAGCTATTGATTTTGCTAATTCCTTATTTACTCCAGTTTTCGTAATTTCTTCAATTCTTTTATTTAAATCTAATTCTTTTTGTTTTTGAAGTATTAAATCAGCAGATTTACTTGTTAATTGATCGACTTCAACTGAAACCGCTTGTTGTACTGCAAAAATTCTTTCTTCAATTTTTATTTGCTCTAATAAAGCTTCTTTTCTAATTGCATCACCACCTTGTCCTCTTAATTGTTCGGCAGATTCTCGTCTTTTAACTAAACTCTTTGCTGTTGTATTACCTAAAGCTGCTGCGTCACTTACTGCTCTAGTTGCTTCTCTTTCTTTAAGAGCATTTTGTAATCCTGTAAGTCTAAGAACTAAATTTGCAACACCAGCAGCAAAAGCCTGTAATTTTGTTACAGCTATAGTAAATTGCTGCCCTAATAATCTTGTATTATTTCCAAAATTAGTAAGTTTATCTACTCCATCTTGAGTAATTCTTGAAGCCATTATCTTCATCGCAGCATTAAACGCTGCTGTTTTACCTTCTACTTGTTCTATAAGTTGTAATTGTGCTTGTTGAGCACTACCTTGTAAACCTAAAGAATTAATAGCAGCTTCAATATTTTGAGTAAATGGTCCTAATGCTTTTCCTAAGTCCGCAATAGCAGTAACAGTTTGTTGAATTGTTTGAACAACAGCAGTAGCAGCAATAGAACCAGCAAATCCTCCACCCTTACCAAACAATCCTCCAATACCACCACCTAAACCACCAGCAAGTGCTTGTAATGGCCCTCCACCAAATAACAGAGGAAAACCACCACCAATAGCAGCACTTTGAAATACTTGTTGTCTTATTCCACGATCTCCAGGTCTATTTCTTCTAAATCGTCTAAAATTCGCTCCAAAACTTTCAGTTTTAGCTCTTCGTCTTTCTATACTTGCTAAACTTTTTATTTTTTCAGAAGCAAGACTTCTACTTGCAGATAGTGCTATTTCAGCTTGAGTAAGTTTTTGTATTTCATCTGCTCTTGCACTAAACCCTCTAAATCCACCTGCACCAGGATTAACATTGCCAAACTGATTTCTACGTTCAGATAAAATATTAGCTGCTCTTCTACTTTTAATATCACCTATATTATCTCTAATGCCAGAAGTTAAAGGACTAAATTGGCCTCTTAATTTTGCATTATTAACAGCTTCTGCTGTTTTTCTATTTAGTTCTCCTTGTATCTGTAATTTTTCATTTAATGTTTTTGCAGACTTAATTTCTAAAGCTAATAAAGCCTGTTGTAATTCTTTTTCTCCTTGTTTTTGAGTTAATATTTTTTGAGCAAGTATTTTATCCGCATTTTGTGAAAACTCTATAAATCCACCACCTGTTGATTGTGTTGACCTTGTTTTTCTACGATTTCTTTCTATAGATTTTAATACAGGATCAACAGCTAATCCCATACCTTGAGCACTTCTTGCTCCTTTTAATAAAAGATTTCTTTTATTTAACTCAGCATTATAAGCACTCTCTGTTTTTACTAAAGTCTCGATTGATCTTCTATAAGCAGTAGTGCCTGATGCAGCATTATTAAATAAAGTATTAGCAAGCCTTAATTGATCATTTAAATTTGCAAAACTTTTAACAAATTGACCTGATCTATTTAAAACTTGTCCAATTTCATTTGATAATAAATTTAATTGCTTATTAACCCTTCTAAGCTCGGCTCCACCTTTAACAGCAATATCTATTTCTGTCTGTATTCTGTTTGCCACTATTTAACTACAAGTTTTACCTATTCTACCTACGTCTGCGAGCTTTTTCCATTTCTTTCTCTTGATTTTCATTTAATACTTGAAAATAAGCACTCCAACCAACAACTTCTTCTAATGTCATTTTTCTTACATCAGCAAGACTCATACCTAATTCTTTAGCAATACCAAACTGCAACATCATTAAACTGTCTTTACGCAGTTCAGCACTTAGTCTTTTGGGTCGAGAGGTTCTTCTTCCTCCTGAATAATACTTAACATTAGTTTTTGTAAGTCAGAATCTCTTACTTCATTTTTAAGAACATCTATTTCACCTATTTGAAATAATTTTTCTCCTGTTTCATCCTGTGCTTTTGTTAACAATAAACGCAAAGCAAACTCATTAGCATCATCAGATTTTGCCATTCTTTGTGCTCTTTCCTTTTCAGCTAATGTAAGAGGTGTTACCCACATTTCAAATACAGTTCCATCAGACAAGGTAACTTCTTTTTTTGTAGCTTCTAAATTAGCAGCTTTACGCAAGCGATCAATAGCTCGCATAGTTTTGGTAGATGCCATGAATTAATTATATTTCTTACTTAGTATACTAATGGTTTATAAAAAACTCAACCATTTATGCTGTAGCAAAATCAAATGTAGGTTGTACAGCAGGTCTAAATTCTACACTTACTGTCTGTGCATCATCAGGGTTAACATTTAATGAGGCAGAAGTTAATGTAGCTTCAAACTCAATAAATCTACTTAATGTATCGCTAACAGAACCACCAGTAAATACTTGATCCATATATAGTTTCATAGCTGCACCTACTTGCTGTCTTTGCAATACATCTTGAACCATGCGGTTTACCATTGCTGTATCTTCATTTGT